ATGAGCAAATTAATATCAGAAGCCCGAAAATTTAAAACATGGGAATTACTTCATAACATGACTGGACTTAGTAAATCATATTGTAAAAAAGTGATGACTGAAACCCGTAGAAAAGATTCTAAGTCGGCTAAACTAATAGTTGAAAAGTTCAACGAGTTAGAAAAATTGTTAATCAAGGAGTAAGTAATTAGATGCAATTGTTACACAACGACATACATGTACGCAACTATAAAGATGGCGAAACCTTATGGGTTTCTCATCGCTTGTTACTACAAGTTTGTCAGGTAACGGACGATTACCTACGTAAGGCAAGAACAGTATTCAAAAAATCAATCCAAAAAGGATATAAATACGGTGACTTTTTGCCTAACACAGGAAGCGCATGGCGCTGGGGAAAAGTAAACGGAACTTTCTATTATGATTATGATAATCTGCCTGATAGAAAGCCCACACATTACCGCTCAAAATTTGGTACCAAACATGAGCTTCTACTCGCGTATGAAGCTCTGTTAAGTACCGCTAAAAACAACAAACAAGATCAATTAAAAAACCTGATACAAACTCAGGTAAATACGCTCATTGACAATACTGATATTACTTACTACATGTACAGCGCAATTGTTGGTTTCAATCAAAATCAGGCAATACAAATGGCGACTGGCCGTGCATGGTGTATGTTCATATACAAGCAATTGTTTAACGACAATTTCAAAGCTTTAGGAATCAACAAAAAACAGGACTTTTTACAAGTTTGTGCCGATATGATTGCGCCTTTACAACTGGAAGGTTTCAAAGTAAACTCAGCAGCTTATTTGCGTAATAAAATCAATGAGTTTCCTGCAGAAGAAAGCCTTGTTGAACAAAGAAACTTTTTCGTTTCGGGCAAATACGGAAATGACAACGCTCAAATCGTGGGTAAATACCCGCTAGTTGACGAAAATACAGGCGAAATCTACCAATTCGACATTCATCAGGCTATGATGTTTCATTTGTATATGAATCCGGGCGGTTCGTCAAAAGAGTACATCCGTACACTTTGGGAGCGTGATTACTGCGAAGATGTACAGGAATTTGATTTACAGCCTGTGGCATACCGTACTTTTTGTCATCACTTGACCCGTTTTAACAAATCAATCTTGACTGCTAAAGCTCGTCACGGTGAAGACCATTACAAAAAGCACGTTCAGACCTACGTAACAACCGAGCGTTTGCAATATGCACACTCATTGTTTGCGGGTGACGGTTCGGGAACCATCAACTACAAGTATAAAAAAGCAGACGGCAAATGGCATACAATGAAACTGTATGTGATTTTGATTACTGATGTAGCAAGCCGTCATATTGCCGGTTGGTCTGTAGCTCCTGTAGGCTCACACAAAGAGACTGACAAAATGATGCAAAAAGCTGTAAAAATGGCTATCGAAAACGGAAGCAATCAAACCATGTTCGAATTCATATCCGATAATCACGGTGCCTTTACTTCTAAAGAAAGTAAATCATTCTTAAATCTTGTTTTCAACAAGGTAAGAACCATCGAAGCGGGTAACTCACAGGCAAACCCTGCCGAAACTCAATTTCGATTGTTTAAACGTAGTTTAAAAGACATTCAAAACTTCCTTTCAACATCATGGGGAACTGGTTTAGAAGGACAGGCAAATCCTGATCATATCAATATAGATGATATGCCAAGCTATGAGGATGCAGTAATCCAAATGCACGAATTAATCAAGCGTTGGAATCAAACCAAACTTCGTGACGGTGTTGCACCTGTAGAACGCTTCGCAATAAAGCATCCTAATTGCGTACCTCTTGAATCTACTGTATTGCGCTATTTGTTTGCTAAGCATACAAAAGTAGATATAAGCTATATGCGTGGTTATGTGAACGTGTATCGCACCAAAGGCTACAGCGAAACCGAATTATTCCAGTTCGAAATACCACAGTTTGGCGGTGCCGGCACTGAGCTAATCGCTAAAGCCACAGGATACACCACAGGAGCTGAAGTAAAAGTGGTTTGGGATGAAGATTTCGCCGATTTATACACACTGGATGAAAAGTTTATCATGACTTGTCCTCGTTCGGTAGGAGCTTCACAATCGCACGCTGAAACGGATGCCGAAAAAACCAAAGCATTAGGTCACTTAAAAGGCCGTAAAGACCGCCAAACTGAATTTATTGATGAGTTTGAATCCTCACTAAATGAAGTAATCGAAGGCTTGAATTACACGCACGCAATGGCACTAGGAAGTAATAAAGAAAAGTATAACGAGAATCAAATAAATAACGAGAATAATAACCTTAAAAATTCGACCAAACAGAGAGTAAATAGAGACTTTAATGACTCTGAATGGTCGGCTTAATTCATTCAACTATGGCAAAGTTAACACAAATTCAAAAACTAGAACAAATACCTGCAGCAATTGAAAGGTATTTAAGCGAAAACAATACTACTCAAGTAGCATTGGCAAAATTAGCAGGTATCGACAAAGCTTATGTAAATCAAATTGTCAAAAGAAACGAGATGATTGGTAAGGCTCAAATTGCTGATAAATATTATGAAGCTCTTGCGTTGGCTATTGGATTTACACTAGAAAAAACCTATTGGCAACATTTCAATACGTTCAATTTCAAACAATCGATTATCACTTTTGAAAATGCACGTGAAAAGAAAATAAGATTAGGCGTTGACGGCGATACAGGACTTGGAAAAAGTTATGCAGCTGCTAAATACAAACAAAAGTATCCTGCACAAGTATTCCTGGTTAAATGTTCAGGTATCGAAAACTCAAAAGAGTTTGCTATCAATTTAGCCAGTGAAGTGGGTGTAGTTGCTACAGGAACTAAAGGCGCAATCATTAAAAGAGTGTGTGACAAAATCAGAAATCTAGGCAATAAACCTGTATTGATCATTGACGAATTTGAAAATTCAAAAGCGGGTAATATCCCAACGGTTAAAACCATTGCCGATGAATTAGAAGGTCATGCAGCAGTAATTGTAATCGGTATTGATGTTCAAAAAATGCTTTCGAAAGCTGCAGAAAAGCGCAAAAACGGATTCATTCAAACAAACCGTCGTTGGTCATTTGGTTGGACCTATTTAGACCCATCCATAGCCGAAGATATCGAGTGCATTTGTAACGAATTAGGAATTACTAATAAACCCGCTCAAAACTGGCTTAAAACTCGTGTAAAAGACTTCGATTCACTTAGAAATATTTGTATTACAGCTCTCGAAGAAGCTGAAATTTCAGGTCAGGAAGTAACTATCTCATTGTTGAACGAATTATACCCAATGTAATGACAATCTACAACTCAACTCAGCGAATCCTTATTGTAAAAAACAAAAAAGGAAAAATAGTAAAAGCCTTTGGCGGTGCAATAGCTACCCAAATGTGGCACAATAAGCTAAATAAATGGGCAACTAACTCTATAAACTAAGATTATGCAAGTATCAAAACAATGGTTAGAAAACAAAATTAAAGAACAGAATGATTGGCTTATTGCTAATGAAAAAGGAACTCCTCACGAATACGCACGCCAAAAAAGGAATCGTGATTATTACGTAAACAAGCTAATCGAACTCGAAGAAAACCAAATGAAAACCATAAAAGTATGACGGAACAAGCAGAACAAGACGAATGGCCAATCGAAGCCGATACCCTAGACCTTAGAGAACACGAATTTAATTTTATAGATGAATAACATGGAAACAACAAAACCAATATCAGAGTACACAGCAGCCGAATTAATGGAATTAGCCAAACAAAAAGGAGCTGTTGAACAAGAAAAACAAATCAAGCGTAAAAAAGCGTATGACACGGACAAAGAAAACTTTCTAAGTGAAGTTTTAAACCGATTCACAGATGCTCGTGGGATACTTGAAACGCTTAAAAACGAAACGATTGTACACTCTGAAAACTTCAACGCATTGAAGTACGAGCTGGAAGATAAAGCGGTTAAGGAAGCTAAGAGCTTCGAGCTGAAAAATGACAGCATCAAGATAGTAGTCGAAAACCAAGATAAGTTTGATTTTAATGATTCAGCCATTGTACACATCAATGCTATCAAAGACATTTTTAGAGCAAAGTTTGAAGGTAGAAACAAAGGCTTTTACAATCTTTTAGACAGCATCTTGATGAAGAATTCTAAAGGCGATTATGATGCTAAACTACTCAATAAAGCACGTCGTCAGGCTAAAGAATTAGGTGATGATACTCTTATGGAAGAATTTGACAAACTGAACGACTGCCTTGTAGTTGTAGGAACTGCAAAGTACGTGAGAGTTTATACCAAGGATGATAAGAACCGTTGGAAAGATGTTTCACTCAACTTTTCGAGCCTATGAAAACAGTAGTCGAGATAATCCCCAAAGTTGATCAAAAAGAATACTTGGTAAATGGTCATTTGGTTCACAAAGACCGCTTTAATAACTGGACTTGCAAAGTTGATTTATCTACTAAAGAAATGGCTGCTTTTAAGCGGTATGAGAAGAAAGTAATCAACAATCCACAGTTTACAAAACACACAAAAGCTACTTACAACATGTAGTTTATCCCGAATGGTTCATAGAGATTGGTTCGAATCCAGTCTCGGGAGCGAAAAATGAAAAATTAGTAAAAATGAAAGCAATCGGAATCACACAGTTTCTTGATAAGTCCTTCGATACGTATGATGTGGAAGGCGAATGGTTAGACAGTTTCGGCTTGATTGAAAAGAATTTCAAGATGTCGGTTACTGGCGATTCAGGACACGGTAAAACGGAATTTGTGGTTAAGTTCATTAAAGAATTATGCTTAAAGTTCAATACAAAAGCAGATTATTTCTCGTATGAACAAGGTCATTCAAAATCCTTACAAGCTGCTATCCAACGTAACAATATGGAAGAAGTAAAAGGCAAGGTAATGTTTATTACCGGAGGCACTTTTGACCAATTGGTTACGAGATTAAAACGTAGAGCTTCGGCAAAAATTGTAATTATTGACAGTCAGGATTACTCTGAATTGTCAACAAAACAATACAAGGAGCTTGTAAAACTCTTTCCTAAAAAATCATTCATTGTGGTGAGTTGGGCAAAGAACGAAAAACCAAAGAACCAAGCTGCTAAAGACATCGAATACATGTCTTGTATCAAAGTGTATGTAAACAACTTCAAAGCACATCCTAGAAGCCGTTTTGGAGGTAATAAACCCTTTGTGATTTGGGATAAAAAAGATAATAGAACTGTACAAGGACAATTGTTTTAATTATGGGAACTCCAAGAAGAACAAAAAGAACGCTTAACACCTTTACTGATTCTGATAGTGCAATAAACAACTATCAAAATAACAGAAAAAGAGAGGTTGAAAGCTCAAAAAAGGAAAGCGAACAATCTCTTTCAGCCGAAATGGAACTGATCATGAAGCGCAAGCGTAGCAACATCCTTACACTCGCTACGCATACAGGCATAAAAGAGCCTGACAGTTGGACAAAATTCAATAACTGGATGAAAGTCTCGTCAATTCATAAAAAAGAGCTTTACGCTTACAATTATGACGAATTAGACGAATTGCTCAAACAGTTTCAGGCTTTGAAAGCCAATTATGAACACAGTGCCGAAAAAATAGGAACTAAAGCATGGCATCACGCCACGGGAATTCCTAGACCATCGACAAATTAGGGTATAAAAAAAGACCCTGAGAAACTATCTAAGGGCCTTTATCAACTTGGCGGTTGTGAAGGCTCCAAAGATAGTATAAATGGCATATAATAGAGAAAATTTCTTAACAAAAGTTTTAAAAATTCAGGAAATTGCTTTGCATCATAGCAAGCAAGGACTGTTTTTTAAAGAAATATATCATTTACATATCGAAAAACAGTTTCACATCTGTAAACGAACCTTCGATTCTTATCTCGGTATTAATGCCAGGAAACAACTCAAAGAACTACGAGAGAAAAAACAGAACACTAATCAATTAAACCTCTTTTAAAATGGGAATTCAGGACTTAGACCTTGTATGGCTATCTTTTCTTTGCGGCCTAACTTCTTTTATAGCGGTTTTAATGCTGCTAAAAAGCATTTTTAAAAAAGACAACTGCACTCATAAAAACACTTTTATGTATGTAGAAAGCGTAGCTGCAACCTGCGAAAAAGTAACCACAACCTGCTTAGACTGTGGTCATAAATCAACTAAAACCGAATGTTAAGATGAAAATAGAACTAGAATTTACCAAATTTCAAGTCCATTTTATATCTACTCAGTTGGATTTATTTGAAAACGGCATGGCACAAATGAATTTCAGAATTCAGCCTAACGATAAGAAGTTAGTTCTTTCTATCTGCAGCGATATAGCAGACAAATTTCACAACAAAAGCCGATCAATAAAAAACGAATTCAAGCCTAGAAAAAAGCCTTATAAAATAACGTTGAAATGGCATCAAGCCTATGCTTTAAACACCTTGATTTTTGCAGCAACTCTCAACTCAAGGGACAAAGAAGATATTGCAATAGGTAGCAATTTACAAATGATTATAGGAGAAAAAATAGTATAAAATGCACTCAAAAACAATAAAAAAACCGATCAATAAATCGGAAAGCATTTGGGAAACCGAAGCAAGATTAAAGCGAGAAGCAATTGAAATTTCAAAGAATTTCAAGCATGTAAAACCTATTAAATACTTATTAAAATGAACCCAAAACCGCACTTAGTAAAAGATTGGCAGATGCTAATGCAAGGCATGAAAACAATAGCCTCACAGTTTCCAAAATTCAAAGTAAAGGTAACCAAGGATAGTCATATCATTATTAATAAAGACTGGGATATTGTTTGCCACTTTATAAATAACGATTATGTAGAGGCTGTTTTAACTTACAAAGGCGAAACTTGTTTAACAGTTCGTCATTTAAAGTCGTATCACGCAACAACCTGCGCTGTTTTAGAATTTATTGAAAACAATCTATAGATATGGAAGAAATCGTAACCTACGAAGTAACTTTTATAGAGAATAAGGAAAAATGGATTTTCCAGTATAGAAAATCAGACGGCATACTGCATTGTTTTCTCAATCTAAAAGGCTCAAGCTTCATTAATTTATTGCGAAAACGAACCTTTCCCGAAAACATCGAAATGATAGAAGAATGGGCAAAGTACAAACAAATTGTGACAATAGAGCTAAAACTGGAAAGCTATTCTTTTGAGTCATTTTGGGAAAAATACGGGCTTAAAAGAAAAAAAGAACAGGCAGAAAAAGCGTGGGAAAAACTAGACTTGGCCACTAAAATAAAATGCTTTAATGTGCTGCAAAAATACAACGCTGATTTAGAAAAAACAAAACAAGCAAAGGCGCATTTAGTAACCTGGTTAAATCAAAAAAGATACAATGATGAGTATTAACTTTAAAATTAAATAGGATGTCAAAATTAATTTTCAAAACCAAAAAACCGAAAAAAGGATATATCAATCACGAATCATTTATGACTCATGAGACTGTCAATTTAAGAGATAAATATCCACCTTCAGAAGTACAAGACAAAGCTCATAAAATTGTACAAGAAACAATGTATGAGCTTATCAAAAAACTTAAAGAGATTGGATATGATGAAACAAAAGTTGGCTTTTATATTCACTATTTAAACAACGTTTAAACATTAATAAAACCCAATAAATTAAAGAAAAATGAAAGATTTAAAAGAATTTGTAGAAGCATTAGTAAAGATTGAATATTTAGACCATTGTAGTGCCTTTGGTTTCTATCCTTTTCAAATGTTTGTAGAAGGTAATGATGAAAAATTCACCATTTGCGCCCTGGATTTAGGAGGCGATGTGAGAGCTGTTTATAAAGCTTTTTCGGATTTCCATAAAGATAAGGCTAAGCGTATTTATTTGGCAGTTGATTTCCCCGCAAATATGGATATTGAAAACGATTTTGTATGTATTATTAATTACCAAAATGATGAATTTAAGCTTACTGCGATACCTTATAATCCTGAAACAGGCGAAATATTTCCCGAAATCAAAGTAGCTGAGATTTTAAACAAAATCTTCGAAGATTTAAGCCATTTCATTTCTTAAACTACTTACTAAAAAGAAACCGCTTGTTAATTCAGGCGGTTTTCTTACTTTTATAAACTAAATTTTTAACTATGAATAACAAATTGCAAAGACTAACAATAGTAGAGAAGATAGATTTAGAAACTATTAGAAATGAAAAAATAAACTTTTCTTTTGATACATTCACGGAGGTGTATAACCAATTAGAAAGAAGATTAATGACCGAAATTTTAGTTCAATTTTTTGATATAAAAAATCCGAGCAAACTGGATTATTCTGATTTTAGCTTTAACATACTTCCAAATTATACAAGAATATTATCATATAATAAACAAGACTTAGGAGTCATAAATTTATTTTTTGAACCTTCTAATTCTGTTTACCTTCCAATCGTAATTCAATTTAAACCTCTATAAAATGAAAAAAATACTAGCATTACCATTATTGGCATTTTTATTGTCATGTAATTCAGGAACGCAATACACTAATTGTACTGAAACAACTTTTAATTTCAACAAAGAAGCAGCTAATAAAGTGGTTGGGATTGAAACTACAAAAGGCAATTATACAGTTGAAACCGCAAACGGGGTTACAATTAACGGCTTAAAAGAAGCCTTGATTTTAGACGAAAACAACGGTTATTCAGTGATCAATAAAATGAGTGGTGACACTTTGATAATTCAACATTTCCCAACCGAAAACACACCTTCAGAAGTGCTTAAATTCGGTTCGGAATATAAATTTTATAACTAGAACATGAAAAAGCTAGCTTTCTTTTTATTACTGGTTCCTGCCTTGCTAATGGCTCAGAACCGTCCAACTTGGAATTATGATCCTCAACAGCCAATAAGTGCTGATTTTCCTCAAAAATTGCCTTTTTATAATGATTATTTACCATTACAAAACACCTATTACGAGTTAAATATCACGCTTAATAACGTTAGAAAGTTGGTTTCGGATAACTTAAAAATGAACCCAAAACAAAACGCTCCTTCGGGTCCAGGGTTTCAGTTTGAAATCTACACCAATCCAACGCACAGAAGCCCATTAAAAGTAAAATATAACATCTTTACTACTTATGGCCTAGATGTGGTTAAATCAATCGAAATTGATGGCGATTTTGCCGATGTGGCCAAGTTGTTTGTGTATATGTACGATACTAATTTTTCGACCAATTCTACACCAGTAAACAAAGCAACAAAACACTATAAACAAGATCATGCAGTATTTGAAGTTTTACCAAATGGAAAAGCTTCAGTAATTATTACAAATACAAAGTATAAGAACAATACTGAAGCTTTTTTAAAAGATTTTAATGCAGCTAAAATGGCTTTAAACTAACAAATATCATGAGCAAAAAAGATAATCAAGATACAATGTACGAAGCTTTAAAATCAATGCTAGGAAATCAAAGAGCTGTTGAAACTGATGTAAAGTTTGAAAAACCAAAAGATTTTGATCATGCAGTATTGCAAAGTATTAATTCTTCAATCGTTGAAACAGAAAAATTAATAAAGGACAATTGCGGATTGAACACTGATGACATCGTCGAAAGATTGTCTAGCTTTCCTAAAGAATCACAAGGTTAATCGAAATCATGTTTTAATTGTCCTTTTAATTCTAATTTATCATAATCACCCGCTTGGTACTTATCAAGCGGGTTTTTTCTGCCTGAATAACTGCATTCGTAAGTCAATAAATAAATATCGACAATGCTATCCATTTTATTAAAACCTTCGCTTACTAAATCTAATTTTCCCGACACCTCAGTTTCGATGGTTCTGATTACTTCGTCTATTGTATCAATGTAGTCCAGGAACTTCAAACCAAGGTCACGATTTAAAGAAATATTAGAAGTATCACGCAATTGCTCATAACAACAATAGAACGTTACCGTTGCTCTTGGCGATTCTCCACTATAATCAACATCCCATTCAATAAATAGTGCAGGCTGCGAAAACAACTCGAAATTTTCTTCGTCCAGGTCTTGACCAGCATACAGATCAATATAACTTACAGGGCTAATGTTTTTCTCAGTAAACTTGGCTTTGTTTTCAGCTTTATCAAAAACTGTTATTGCTTTTTTATAAAATGTTTTCATTGTTTAAATCTCGTTTAAATTACTTTAAAATTTCGTTTATTTCTCTTTGAACTAGTCGCTCCACTCTTCGCAATAAGATTGCCGATTCGCCTATAAATCGCCTTTCGGGTAATGTTATTTTGCGTTTACGGCGGTGTGCTTTTACGGTTTCGCTTCTTCCTTTTCGCTTACGGCTGTGCGTTCTTACATTAATCGTTTGGTTGATTACTGCACCTTCGTTGTGTGGTTCTGCATACGGTACATCAGTTCCAATGGTTACACTATTACGGGTTACTTTTATCTTTCGAATCGACCTTTTTAAACGCCCGGACTTTACCATTAGCGAACCTCTTGCAGCTGCTTTCTTTTGCGCTTCGCTGTGCCATTCGGGTGATGGTTTACGAGCTTTCCAAGCCGTTACTGTTTTATCAACCCAATTTTTACGCACAAAACGTTCCTTACTGAAATTGACCGCTTCAATAGCGGCCATTTCAGGGAACTTTCTGTACAACTGTGAAAGTCGTTTGAGTTTATTAAAATAATCTTGCATTTTAAACGGTTTCAGCGTTAATAATCAATCGGCGCATCATTTCTTTAAACCAGGCTTCTAAATCGTCTTTGCTCATTCCTTGGAACGCACTTTGAGCAACGTTAATCCCGCCTTTGTTAAAAGCATCAATAGATATTGTGATGTTACGCACCTGATTAGCCTGACCCGCTGCTTTACTGATGTTTTCGCCTGTTTTTTTATCCTTTTTACCACTTGGTGCAAGCTTTCCATCCAGTACAGGAGCTTTAGATAATGGTGACGAATTCGGGCTTAAAATCGGGTTAGGATTTGGTTTCAGTTTAGGGTCTTTTTCTCCTGGTGTAACTAAGTCTAAACTTTTTCGTAAGTCTTCTATTTTTTTAGCTCCAAAACTGGCAATTCCTCCCATTCCTGGTATTTTAGAAACAAGCTCTAAAAGCTGCTGCATTGGCTTCAATAAGGCATCAAGTAAAACAATACCAATTCTTTTTAAACCTCCTAAAATTCCATCCGTTTGAAAGGCTTGTTTAATACTTTCCCAATGGTCATAGAGTGACTTAAAGGCACTTATAACCATTCCTATCGGTCCTAAAAATACCATAATAGATGCGCCCCATTCATCCCACTTTGAAATAGCCAGGACAACTAAACCGATCAAAACTCCAATAGCAACTACTAGTAATCCAATTGGGTTGGCTGTCATGGCAGCATTCCACAACCATTGCGCTGCAGTAACGGTTTTAGTCCACATAGCCGTAAAACTCATTACACCATTCAAAGTGGTAATAATCGAAATTAAACCCGCTGTTGTCATTACAAAGGCTGCTATATCCTGAATAGGTAAATTGCCCATTGTATCGGCTATTTTAGATTCAAAACGGGCTAGCCATGTATTCATTCCTGCATCCATCGCCTGAAAGGATTGTAGATTATTAGGGTCTAAATCCATCTTTCCAAGACCTAAAATAAAGCCCATTCCGGCATCTTCACCCGCCCCTTTAAAAATATCGGTTAAGGCTAGTTGTTTGGCTTGGGCTGTTGCTCCGTCCATCGCCTTAGTAATTATTTGGACGGCTTCAAAGGATGTTTTGCCCGCTAAATCTTTCACTCCTAAACCTATTCCTTTAAGCGCATCAAGTTGTGCAGGGCCCATTTCTTTTAAAGACAAATTCGCCTCTTTGATAGAATCGATAGCTTTATCCGAGAAAACGCCGTTTTTGCCTGCATTAGCCATAATAGCGAGCATTTGCGAAGCATTCAAACCAAGCTCTTTAATTTGTGGACCATATTCTTTAAACTGGTCGAGCATATCGCCGTTTAGATTTGCACCTTTTTCGTAACCCGCCTGCAGTAATGTTAAATTGCTTTCAAAGCTGCCTCCTATCTGTTTGGTCATGGCATTGGCAGCTTTGGCAATATCGATACTGTCTTCGTTCCAAACCTTGCTTATTTCGTGGATTTTACCGCTAATCTCATCAATGTTTTTGACATCCATTTGCTTTAAAGCAAGCTTGGTATTATTGATGTCTTTAGTAAAATCAAGCTTTTCGCCCAATGAGTCAAACAATTCAAACGACTGGTTAATCTTAACCGGGTCAAAAGCTTCACCAATACCCGAAAATATTTTAATTTGGGTTGTGTTGAATTTCTTCAATTTGCCTTCCATCTTATCGGTTGCAGCTGATAACTTCGCCTGTACCTGAGATAATTTGTTGTTAAACATCTTATCTCCAAGCTCCATAATCAACTCTAATTTTGATTTTTTAGCCATATTGTTATTTTTTTATATCTTTGTATCAAGTTATTACAAACGCCTTTCACGATATCGCTCACTGGAAAAGGAATTACACAGCAGTAAGGAACCATTAAATTGGGGGTGTTACTTAACTTTACTCCTAATAAGAAGACCTTTACGCAAGTTCAGGTCTTCTTTTTTTGCCTGATACCAAGTACTTATTTCAAGCCCGTCCTTTGTCATTTTACAGTCTACTATTAATACGGTATCGTTATAAAACTTCAAGTACCTGGACTGAAATTTGCCGTCTAATTTATCGGGTGTATTGTACCATACTTCGTCCGGACTATTCAATACTTCTTTTACGTGTGGGAATAACTGATGTCTGTTTTCGGCTGGCTTTACGTACTTTTCTTTCGTATGGAAATCAAAGTTCTTTTCAGTCAAAATCATTTTACGGCCATAGTAATCTTTGAACCCCATAAAAGCCCCTGCTTTATCCTTTTTGAACAATTCTTTTACATTATCTACAGTAATGCTTTTGTCTAATTGGATAGGGTTTAAATCCTGTTTAAACTCGCTCCATTTTTTTAGATCATATTTGTCATAAGTCATGTCGTTAAGCTTCTTTGGCAGTCCTTTGATGTCGCTGTAAAACTGAGATTTGGTAAATACTTCTTTCAAATCACCCCTATTCATATTAAATTGACTTTTTGACCAGTTGGCGTTTTCAGAATCCAAAATTTCTTGAGCTGTTTTACCACTCGTCACTTCGCCTTCTTTTGGGGTTCGGTTGTATTGCACCATTTCACAACGACAACCGTAACCATTAGGCGGCCATAATTTCATGGCTTCACGGTCACTTAAATTGAATATTTTACCGTCTAGCTTTTCGTGTTCGTTTCTTACTTTCGAATCTCCGGCTGTCTGATATTGAACAAAGGAAGTGACCGTGTCCTTTTCGGCTAAAAAGCGGTGATAAGCTGCTGAATTTTGACCTACAGCAACCGAAAGATTATATTCGGTGGATAGATAGTTTTGGTTTAAATCGGCTGTTCTTTCGTTCGCTTTTTTAATAAAATCGGCTTCGGTTCTGATTTCGTTTTTCTCCTGGTCTATCAGTAAGTCAGTCATAGCAGCTAAACGGGCTTCTGTTTTCGATGCCGAAAATTCAAATAAATTGTATTCCATCAACTGCATAGCTAAAGTATCGGGGGTGTTATAGCTTATAGTTGTTCCATAACCCGATTTTAAACCGCTAAGCAATTCCAAAGCTTCAGCAACAATTAATTGTCCTTCTGTTCCTGTTGTTTCCTCTTTATTCCAAATAGCAGCAATTAGTTTTTTGGTTAAATCGTCCAATATTTTATTCATTCCTGCTGCTATAGGCAGGTTGGGACCACAACATTTATGAGCTGTAATCTTTTTGCCAAGGTTGAGCGGTTGGATGGCTATCTTTTTGCTTGGTAGTATCATCTAATGGAGGTGTTAAAAGTGCTTTAAAAAGTGCTTGTTGAATTTCTGATTGCGATTGTGGAGTGAATTGTTTTTTACCAACAATTGGAATATTGAAAGTTTCAGAAATCCAATCCTGTTCTACTTCATAATTTTGCATAATGCCTTGAGCGATGTTCCAGTATTGCACTAAGTCAATTTCTTCTTTCGATTCAATCCATTCAAAAACATCATCATCCGATAAATAGTTATAGCCTTGCATTTTTAACAATGGAATCAACTCATCGTTAACTGTGAAAGTAATATCACGTCTATCGGCCTGACTGATTTTATAATCCAGGGAACGCTCATGTACTTCGGTTTGCGAACGGTTGGCTGCATCCTGTCCCAATGTGTTAGAACCTACCAAAACCCCTGATATTTCATTACTGTTGTGTTCAATGAATTTAGAGTACACATTGTACGCATCGGTTCTGTTGGCTTCGTCAAACTTGATAGTGGTACCTTCAGGAAAAACACCTACTGAAGCTTCGGCTAATGCCAATAATTGCTTTTCTACATTGTCGATGTGTGTAGAATTATTATTGTTAGTCGTAGCCGATATTAAAGGCATTCCAAACTTCTCACAGAATTCAGCCCAAGATTGCGCTACATTACGCTTCCAAATCAGGTTTGGAATAATATCGTTGATTAACCCTAAATGATTATCCGGATTCAATTCGATTACCCAGGGTTTGTAAATTGGATCATCGTACTGGATGAATTTATCCTTACCTAAATCAGGATAAATACGTTTTTGGTTGGGTACTGTGTTTCTAGGCGGTACAATGGCAAATTTGATGCTGTGGCCATTGAATTCTAAAAACTCAATAATACGAGTTCCCAAAATGATAGAATCTAACTCTACATTCAAATACTTGTAGAACCATTTTTGTTGGAATAGTTCCGAACCCAGTTCGTTGATTTCGCCCGTCTTCCTGTTTCTAATTTGAAAGTCCACACTCAGCGTTGCCGATTTACGCAAAAGCACTTGTGTCTTATAGGTTCCGTCAGTAACTAGGTCGTCCTGCAAATCAAAATAACGGGTATATCGGGGCGTTTCGATATGATCAATACCCATTAAAGACATTCGCCAGGATTGTATTTCTTTTCGGCTTCTGTCCTTGTAGGCTTTGGCCACTTGCATAATAATACTATCTGCGTTTCGCTTGCCTGATTTTAACGGCTGTGTATCGGTTTTTGCTACAGGTGTAATAACGCCCCTGTTTCGGTTGTTAAGTATTTTGTTTGTATTCTTTCTCATAAATTATAAAATTGTGCCTTAGAATCGAGTTTAAACGTGTTTTAAATCGCAAAGACTACCATTTATTATCGTTGAATTTGTTTTTACTGCTTAATCGAAAGGAATCTTTAACCTCTCCGGTGCTTTCGTCTTTGATTAAAGGGAGGTCTGCATAGCCTTTCCCTTCAGCCATCATTTTGAGCCATTCCATTACGTCCTGGTATCGGTTCGAACGATGTTCCGGAATCTTGTTTGGAGCGATGGAGCAATACAAATGATACAAAGCACAATCAATAGTAATCATTACGATGTAAGCGTTTCGTGTATCAATTTGTTCTCCTGGATTATCGCCTTCAGCTGGTTCCAACAATGGTGTAAATATGGCAGCCACATCATAACGCCCGGCTAAATAGTTTTTGATTTGAGAAATCGCCATTTGTTCAGCACTTAACAGCTTGGTTTCACTGTAATTTTCTAACAGTATGTTTTTGATTTCGGTTCGAATCAAAACAGCGTAATCGGTATCTTTTAAAAATCGGCTCATTAGAATCTGTTTTTTTTGTTTTTTAGTAATTCCTTTCTTGATGTGGCTTTAGGCTCAAACTTGGTTACAAAAGTGATTTGGTTTACTTTGGATATACCTGATTGTAAAAAATCGGGTCCGTCATCATTTGCTCCGCTTCCTTTTTCAAAAGCGAACAATTGGTCTTCCATCGTTTGGTAATCGTTATTCCCTCGGAAAATGGCATTAAAAAACACATTGCGTCTTTCAAAATAACCGGCCATACTCTCGATACGGTCAAACTTATCGGCCTTACTTTTCTTATCTGCAGTAACCGGAATGTACCAACCACGCTCGTCGCCTTCAACATCAAAATCGTTTACAAAATCATCCATTGCAAACAAACCTTCAATTTGATAGCTAATGTTGTAATTTAGTAGGTTGTTGTCTTCTACTAAGTCATACAGCCATTGTGCCAGTTTCTTTCTTGAAGTCTTTCGTAAATGGCAAAATATCAAATGAAATTCTCGACCAATCTTCCCAACCAGTCCCATTCCTTTGTAATCTCCCGCCTCCTTGTATGATAAATCGCCATAGAACACTAAAGCGTCATATTGATCAAGTGGGAGCATTTCTTTGTACTGGATGTATTCGGGTTTGAAAATTTCCCCGTCCTGTATGTGTACGTGCATGTATTCACGCATAAAGGAACGATAGGGCGTTTCTTCAAATTTGGTGCGCCAGTATTCGGCATCCGTTTTTTGTGGCCAACTCGGCTCGAAGGTGTGTAAATCCTTTACAGCCTTAGCAGTTACAATAAAATGTTTAATTTTTCGTTTGGCTGCTTTGGCTTTTTCGTTTATCCGGGCAAATTCTAATTTCAGTTGGTTAATGATGGTGTTTTTATGAAAGTTGTTGTTAGCGCAAACAAATCGTTTGCGCTTAGAACCTTCGTCAAAAGTTCCTTTTAAATCCTCCCAAACCCACTCATAAGCCTTACGGGAACGTTTTTCATTGTTACATAGTTCTTTGCTGTCAACGTCATCAATCACAATATAGTCGGGACGTTCTGCCTGTTCACGCAATCCACGAACCGACTGACGAAAACCACGGCTTACGAATTTTGCCCCGTCGATAGTTGAAAAATCACCTTCCGACCAATCGCCATATTTATAGCGTTGGCCATAATCATTTAAAAGTCTTTGATTGTATTGTAATTGCGCCTGAATATCAGAAATAAGCTTTTTGGCTTTATCTACTGTTTGCCCTATTAAGAGCATAAAAAACAAGTCTTTTGTAAAGTATAAATACAACGGTATTCCCATATCGGCATGAACCGATTTTGCACCGGAACGATAGATTTCTAAGAGAATATCAATGATTTTATTTAAAATAATCAAATTGGCTATTTCAATATGATAAGGCGCACAGGGAGCTTTAGCATACATAGGAAAGTAATATTCAAACCATCTAACATAATCTTCTTCAAGCCACTTGATACGTTTTAATTTTTCTCCAGGGCTTTCGTTGATGTTTATTGTGGTTGCTTGTCCTACCTTTCTACAATGCTCCTCATATTGCTTGAGTAATTTTTGTAATGCTGGGGTCATTAGCCTTCAAGATTAATTTTATACAATAAAAATTGTTTGTGCCATTCCGTAAATAGAACTGCTGTTTTCGGGTCCTGGTCGGCCATCCAGTTATCGAACTCTTTAAAAACTGAAAAGACCACTTGCGCACTAATCTTATCCGAAAGGCTTTCGATAACCTTGTTTATCTTGGCTAGTGCATCTGCATCTACTTTTGATACTTTACCTTCAGATACCAGGATTAATTCTTTTAAAAGTATTTCACGAATCTTGTGAGGTGAAGCCAACATTTCGGCACGTTTATCGTCCCAAGACTTTTCGCCTTCTTTTCCTTTTCGCCATTTTGATAATGTTTGTTCCGATACGTCTAACTGATCAGCAATTGCTTTTGCCGTCATTCCGTCTTCTACAAACATTCGTTCGGCCATTACTTTTTTAGCCTGATTAGTGAGCAAACTCGACATGTTTTTTGGGTTTTAAAAAGCAAAAATCCCACTAAATCAAGGTGTAAACTAAAATTGTTGCAACCCTTGCGAACAATTTTTTATAGGCTTTTTTATCATCACATCTTTGCTGAAAAGTTTTATAAAATGATTTTTTCAGTTAAGCAAAATACGATTACGGCATACGGTCAAATTTGGGATGGAAACGGAATGGAGTTCGTTTCGATATTCTCACAGATGGAAGGTCAATACAGTGATATTACTGTAAAGATTCACACCTATGGCGGGTCTGTGTTTGATGGAAATCTAATTTTTAATACTATTCAAAACAGTAAAAAAAACATTGATATACAAATCATTGGTATAGCTGCTTCGATGGGTGCAATAATCAGTCAGTCCCGCAAAAATAAACCTCGCATAGTACGAAATGGATATTTGATGATTCACGCCCCATCAGGTGGTACCGATGGAACAGCTACAGACCACGAGAATACAGCCAAACTGTTACGCTCGATTGAAAAAAACTTTAGAAGTCTTTTAGTTGAAAGTACTGGAAAACCTGAAAATTATGTCTCTAAATGGATGACTGGCGACAACTGGTTTGATGCTGAACAGGCTTTAAAGGAAGGTTTGGTTTCTGAAATTATAGAGCCGGAAAGCGACACCATGACCGCTAACCTTAACCCACAAGAACTGGGTGTAAAAGGCATGTATTACCAATTCACCGCTTTACTCAATCCCGAAAATTCACATATAAATTTAGACAACAATATGAAAAAACCAATTATTGAAGCTCTAGGCCTAATAGGCGTAGATGCTAACAGTTCAGATACGGCCGTTATTGAAGCCGTTAAGAAACATTTTGAAGCTCAAAATACGGAGTTGCAAGGCAAACTTGATGTTGAAATTCAAAAGCGTACTACTGCTGAAGCGGCATTACAAAATCAAGTTAAAACAGCGGTTACAGCCGAAATCGAAGCGGGTATTAAGGCGGGTAAACTTACCGCTGATCAAAAGGCTACTTATGAAGCGATTGGAACTACCCAAGGTATTGAAGCCTTAAAAACGGTATTAGCTGCTATCCCGGCACGTCAACCTATCACAGGACAAATTCAGAATACTGGCGGTAATAGTTTTAATGCTCCTGTAGCTGCAGGACGTGAAGCCTGGGACTGGGATAAATGGCAAAAAGAAGACCCAAAAGGTTTTGAAGCTATGCACAAGAACCAACCTGAAGCTTGGCAGGCATTGTATAACCAAAAATTCAAGAAGTAAAACCCTAAATCCCCATTTATTAAACAACGACTTGGCGGGCGATGTTAAACAATAAATCAATTATTACTTATGAAAAAACAAGGTAAAAAAATTTCAATTCCGGCTATTCTAACAAATATCTGTTTAGCCATTTTCACAGCGCTATTAATTAGCTTAATTACAGGGTTTGACCCTATTATTACCAGCTCTGTAATCATCTTTTTCGGAACGGTGTTACAGTTCATTTTCCCATCCAATTTTAAAGGCTTGCTTTTAGAGGGAGTCTATCGTGAAATATGGACCGGTGAATTAGTAGAATCGTTTCAACCTGAAATCGAAGCTTCTTTCTTAAGTGAAATCCCTGATGAGTCCAGACATGTACAAAGTTCAACAAGAGGCGAAAATCAGGTTATTCATTTAGTTGATATCGGTGCTGACCCTGAAGTATTAATTAATAGCACTACTTACCCAATTGGTTACGAAGAGTTAGAAGATGGTGATATTGCTTTTCAATTAGATAAGTTCACTACTGTAGCAACCAAAATAACCGATGATGAGCTTTATGCTATTTCTTACGACAAAATTGCAGTTGTAAATAAAAAGCATAAAAACGCCATTTTGGCTAAGAAATTTGCTAAAGCTGCTCACGCATTAGCTCCACAATCGCACACTATTAACACGCCAGTACGTGGTACTTCAGGTGCAACTGTTGGAGGTAAAAAATTAGCCACGGTAAACGATATTATCGATTTAGGTGGTGATATGAGTGCAGCAGGAATTCCGGATGATGGAAACCGTATTTTGGTTTTAAATACCATCCACAACACCGGTATTGTAAAAGAAGTAAAAGACTTCTACAAAGACTATTTGAACATTGCGACAGGTCAATTAAGACCGTTGTTCCACGGTTTCAAAGTGTATTTGTATCACGCTATGCCGTTCTATTTGGCTGCTGATAATACCAAAGTAAATTTTGGTGCGGTGTTTAATCCTGCAACTCATAACGTAGCTTCAGTAGCGTTTTATGCTCCTGATATGTTTAGAGCTGAAGGAAGTACTAAAATGTACTACGATGAGCCTGATACTCAAAATCAAGCAGCTGCTGTAAACTACCGTCACTATTATTTAGTGGCTCCTAAAAAAGCCCGTGCTATTGCTGCATTGGTAACTACTAACGCTTAATTCTAAAACATGAGCAAAGATACAATTAAGCAAGCAGCTGCTCAGCTGTTTGCTTCAACAGCGCACCAAGTGCTATGGGCAAATCCAAAAGGCGAATTTTTCACCTCTGAGAACCTTGGTTCTTTGAGTTTAAAGCCAGGACAAAAACTGGAAAAATTTGAGCGACCTCAAGATGTTCCTGAGGATGAAAAAGTAGTTGCTTTAAACGCAGCTAAAACTATTGAAGCTATTAAAAATGTAGTGTCATTAGAAGATTTGAAAGCTTTTGAAGGTGACGAACGTAAATCAGTTAAAGAAGCTTATGCTAAAAAAGAAGCAGAATTTACTGCTAATCTTAGTGTATCGGGTGCGAAAACTGAAACGGGAGCTACTGATGGAGCTGCAGGAACTGGAAACGGAAACGAAGAAACCGGAGACCAAAAGTAAATTTAAAACCTATTTAAAGAATGGCAAATTTAGATGCTGTAAAAACAAAAAAAGGTAAGGTTGGAGCGAACCGCCTGAACAATGACAGACGGGTTTCGGCTATCATTGTGGGTTCTCCTGTAATCCCCGATTTGGCTTTCAAAGAAACCGTAACCTTTTACGGCTTATACGATGCCGAACAAAAAGGGATTACTGCGGTCTTTGACGAAACCAATAACGTAAATGTGTACCGCCATGTGCGTGAATTTTACCGAATGGCGGGCGAAGGCGTTCCGTTGCACTTTATGGCGGTGGCTCAAACGGAAACGGTTAAAACCATTGCTCAGGATGTTGCCGGTGATAAATTGAAACGTTTGTTAATTGATGCTGATTACAAAGTGCGTCAGTTGGCCATAGCCTTTAATCCAATTGAAGACGAAGAAAACCCAATTGTTCACGTAGATGGTTTAGTACCTGAAGTATTTGACAGTATTCCACTGGCTCAGGGAACGGCTAACTGGGCTTATGATCAGTTTATGCCAACTCATATTTTTATTGAAGGTTACAACCTAAACGGTTTAGGTTCGGTTGTTCCTGATTTAAGGGATATTGATAACGTAGAAGCGACAAAAGTTACCGTAGTTATTGGTCAGGACTGGCAATATGCCGATACCAAAACGGGTGATGCTAAAAAGTTTGCCGATGTAGGTACAATATTAGGGGTTTGCGCTGCTGCAGCTATTAATCAAAACATTGGCGATAATGAAGCCTTTGATTTGATGGATGCCACAAAGTCGGCTTGGATGGTACCAGGATTATCAAACCATAAAACTAACAAAGAAGTGTATGCTCAATTGCAAACTTTTGAAGACAAAGGTTATGTGTTTGGATTCTCTTATCCTGGTCTAGCAGGTGTCCGTATCAATAACGACCATGTTTGCGCACCTATTAAAATAGATGCTGAAGGCAACATGAACGAGCACACTATAGCTTACGGTCGTGTGATGGATGATTGCGCTAGACAGATCAGAACGGCTTATTTGCCAAAAATCAAAAAGACCTATCCGGTAGATGCAGCGGGCAAATTACCAACTGGTATTCGTGTAGGTTTAGAAACTATCGGTGATGACATTTTTACTGATATGCAAAAAGCTGTCGAAATATCTGCAGGGAAAACAACCATAGACCCCGATAGTGATTTGTTAGTTGCAAAAGAGCTTAAAGTGGCTTACAACGTACAACCTACAGGCGTTTTAGGATTTTTAAACGGAACTATTAACCTTAAAGCTAGACAATAATGGCAGACATTACAAGAAATGGCAAAGCCTACGATAGTGTTGATTGCGAATGTTTTTTAAATAGTGTGCCTTTTGAAATCACATCAGCCACTTATGGCAATGAACAGGAGCATCAATTGAACTGGACACTTGGACAAAACGCCAGCAGTTGGAGTTCAGGAAAAAGAACACCAAGCTGTAGTATTGGAGCTATGATGCACGACATCACTCCAATTGAATTGGCAGCTAAAGGGGGAAGTATTTTAGATATTAAACCTTTTTGGATAATCTTCACCTTCACCAACGAATTCAATGTGATTGTAACGGATAAAGTTTTAGTCAAATTCCAAAACGAAGGCCGTGAGGTTACGGGCGAAATGGGATTGAAAAAAGAATATACCATGTTCGCTCTGAAAGTTCAATTAAACGTTGCAGCGTAATCTGCTAATTTTTCATTTTTCACTCAAAGCCCTCTTACGGGAGGGCTTTTTTTAAATCAAATTTAAACACATAAGCATAATGGCTAAAGAAATAAAATTAACTGACGAACAAATTCAAGCTGCAGGTGGTAAAGATAATATTAGACGTGTGGAATTACCGCTAGATGATAACGGTAACGAAGTTCTCGAAATAATTGTAGCTGTTCCTGATCGTAGAACGATGGGCCAATACATGAAGTATCAAGGTGTGAATCCTGCAAGGGCTCAGGATATTTTGGTAAAAGGTTGTGTATTGACTGACAAGGATAAGGTATTAGGAGATGATGCTTTATTCTTCACTTGTGTTAGTGCATTAGCTGAGCTTATCCCTATTAGAGAAAGTCGCATAAAAAAGTATTAGACGACTGTACGGGGTTAATTGATGATGATGACAAAGATCAGGTTTTTAAAATTGATGCAATGATCAGTCATATTCTTCACATCCCTTTCCCTGAACAGTTGTCGGATACCGTTTGGTCTGAGAAATGGGCACAAGTACAATGGTTGATAGATAAAGGAATAGTCGCTCCAAAAAATAAAGGAAATGGACCCGTATAAAAAAGTATTCAATGATGTAACGGAAATCCCTAAAAACATCACTATCGATTTAGTCGCCCGTTATGCTGCTGCTTTTGGAATGATGGCTGCAGGAAAAGCAATCGAAAAGGTGTTTGTTGATAAATCAAATCCTAAAGATTATTCATTTGATACCTACCCGCTGATTGATTCTGGTGTGGAATATTCAAAGATGGTTATTCCTGGACTCGAACCTTTAGAGTTTGCAGCGGTGCTTCATGGTGACAGAGGCAATCTATTTGCGCCTCCTTTGTTACTGGGCTTTTCTCAGGAAAAATCATTTATTGAAACTGAGGTTAACGATGATGATCCGGTAGTAGTGGAACGTTGGGGTATGAAGCCCTGGGATATTACAATTAACGGTTTATTGATTGATTTAGATAACCGTATTTATCCTTCAGATGAAATTAGAAGGCTCAATCAAAACTGGAAATACCACGGTGTAGTTAAGGTTATTGGTCGCCAGTTTGAAGAAAAGGACATCGATAGTTTGTATTTCCGATCAATCAATTTTACGGTTGTAGAAGGTTACCAGGACACGGTTCAATTTTCAATCAATGCAAGTTCAATAAAGGCGGTCAATTTTACGCTTTTAAAACCGAATAGTTAAATGAATTACCTGTATCACAATATCAGTTTGAGGATTACGATTGCTGATAATTTACAGTTTACCGTGTGCCAATCGATTCACATTGAATCAAGTGTTCAAGTTCTTGCTAATAATGCTAAAATCGAATTGCCCAGGGAATTTCGTAATGCTGTTGATTTAGTTGGAAATTCTGTAAACATTTCAGGTAAATCAATTTTAGATTATATGTGGCGTGGTGCCAGTATAAAAATAGAATTGGGATATGATGGCGATTTGCAAACCGAGTTTGAAGGTTACATCACTAAAATTGGGGCTGAAATGCCTTTGCTTATTGAATGCGAAGACGAAATGTTTCAGCTCAAGAAAGCTAAAAGAGAAACCAAATTTATAAAGTCCGGAAAGCTCATTGATATTATTAAAGCTGTGGTTCCTGCCAATTACACGATTGAATGTAACGGCGATTACAGTATCGGGAAATGGTTAATTGAAGATGCCACTCCTTTTAATGTCTTGGATGAACTTAGAGACAAAGCGGGTATCAGGGCTTATTTTAAAAACCCGACAACGCTAGCGGTGGGAATGATTGTAGACTTTAAACCTCAAGCTACTCACTTCTATAATTTCTCTGAAAATGTGAGGCGTGGCAGTAATTTAAAGTTTGAGCAAAAAGAAAGCAAACCCATCTTTTTGACAGTTGAAAGTAAACAGGCTAATGGCAAAGTAATTAGTGTTTCAGTTGGTGAAAAAGGCGGTGACGAAAAGAAAATGAAGCTGTGGCCAAACATGACCAAAGCCGAATTAGAAGTTTGGGCTAACAAGCAACAAACGAGCGTTTCGTACAGTGGTTTTGAAGGCACTTTAGACGGTTGGTGTTATCCAAGAACTAAGCCAGGTGATGCAGTACAAATTTACAGGCCTTATTATAAAGACAGGCATCAGGACGGCAGGTATTTTATTGAAAGTGTAACCATTGATGTAAACGGTTCTGACGGTATTAAAAGAGCCAATAATTTAAGTTATAAGCTATGAGTGAATTTGACGAACTTTTTAAACTAGCCGTACAAGGTGCAAGGAAAAAGAAAGGCAAATTTACCTTAAGCGTTGGAACTGTTCAAGCGGTTGAAAACGATACTTGTACCGTAGATAGTTATGAGGATGTACGATTGAACGCCATAATTGAAGATACTGAAAGTCAATTTACGGTGTATCCAAAAGTAGGCTCAAAAGTAGTTATTGGCCGATTAGAAAATGAAGATAATGCCTTTGTTCTTGGGGTTTCAGAGATTGAAAAAGTGATCATTAAAATTGCGGATTTGGTCTTTGAAATGAAAGACGGAAAGTTCAAGATTAGTACTGGGAATGTAAGTCTTAAATCGATTTTAAACGATGGTTTTGAGCAATTGAATAAGGCTATCATATTGACTCCATCGGGACCAGGGAAATTTTCAGCTGCAGACAAAACCGTATTTGCAGATTTAAAAAGTAAAACCAATCAATTACTAAGCTAATGGCATTAAACGATACGGCATTTAAAAACGAAATAATTGCGATTCAGGACGAAATGATTCAGGCAGAAGATTACAATACCGCTAAGGTTGTTTTTGCTGAAAAATTTATGACTGCAGTTAAAAATTACATAAAGTCCGGGACTGTAAGTGTAAACGTAACTACTACGGGAACTGCTACCAGTCACACAGGAACCGGCACCGGAACAATAAGCTAAAAATGAGACAGGATATATTGAGAGACGAAAACGGAGGTTTACTATTTGCTAATGGGGATTTTGCCATAGGTCAAAGTGATCAGCAACATGTAGAAGACATTGTGGACCTGCAACCAGGTGAGCTAAAAGAATTTCCTTTAGCGGGTTTTGGAGCGATCAATTATATCAAAAAAACAATTACTGCAGATGAGTTTAAACGTGATTTAAAGATTCAGTTAAACTATGATGGTTATATCTCTGCAAAGATTGATACCAGTAACGGAATTGAGAATTTAAACATTGAAATATGACAATTAGAATGATTAACTATTTTTTAAAAGGTTTCGGTTTTACCGATGTAGGTGAGTTTACAAAGAGTTCTTTCGGCTTCATTTATACATCAACCTCCATCATTAAAATCGATATTCTAGTGGCATTTATTTTTTCAACGGTTAGTTTTTTATTTGGATTCAATCACTTGTTTTTAATTGCTTATGTAGTGCTGTTGGTTTCGGAATGGTACACAGGTGTACAGGCTTCTTTAAAAAGAGGTGAACGTCACGAAAGCCGAAAATTTGGCAGAATGATTTTGAAAATATCCACTTATCTAGTGCCTATTTACATCCTGAACACCTTTGCACAAAACGCCAATTTTATCAAAATCGCCGATGTAGAATTAGATCCTTTTGCATGGTTGTACTGGACGGTTTTGCTCGGTATCATTTGGCAATTATTTGTTAGTCTATTAGAGAATTTAGACAGTTTAGGTATTCGATATGCAAAAACATTAATCCGAATTATCAATAAGAAGTTTTACAAACAATTTGAATTAGACAATGAAGATAACAGTCCTACATAATCAAAGTTTACTGGATGTGGCAATAAGGCATTGCGGAACCGTTGAAGCGGTTGCTGACATTGCTATTTTGAACAACATTAGTATTACCGATAATTTGATTCCTGGACAACTCATTGAGCTGTCTAATAAAGATTATGGCTGTCAGGAAGTGGTTAATTTTTTCGTTGCAAACAAAATAGACCCAGCCACGGCTTTGACTCAAGATCATGAAGCTTTAACAGAAGGTGATTCGGGTATTGGTTTTTGGGAAATAGGAAACAATTTTATAGTACAATAATGGCTAGAACTCTTACGCAAATAAAGAATTTAATGTTGAATGACATTGCTGCAGATGAAGTATTGACAGCTGAGTTAACATCAACATCGAAGTACGCCATATTTAGGCTGTTTACTTTTATTATGGCTACTGCTATTTGGATTCACGAAAGCTTTTTTGATAAACATGTATTAGAAATAAATGATAAGCTGGCTAATCAAAAAGCGGGTACGCTTCCCTGGTACCGCACTATGGCATTACAATTTCAGTACGGTTTCGATTTAGTGCCGGACAAAGATTATTTCGATAATGGAGCAGCTACTGCAGAACAAATTGAAGCTTCAAAAATTATTAAATATTCGGCTGTAAATGAAGCCACGGACAGCAGTCGTGTAATTATTAAAATAGCGGGTGAAGTTGACGGTGTTCTTACTGATTTTGATGACCCCGCTCAAGTTGAAGCTATCGAAGCTTATTTTGAAGAAATAAGAGTTGCGGGTGTTCAGCTGACGATTATTAATTTCAAGGCGGACAGGTTGTATTTGAATTTAAAAATCAAAAGAGATTCCAAGATTTTGACCGACAACGGTATGAGTAAACTGGACGGTAATTATCCAGTAAACGAAGCCTTGCAGGAGTTTATGAAAGAATTGGATTTTAATGGTGAATTAAAGCTTTCGGCTTTAGTGGATAAGTTACAAGTTATTCCTGGTGTTATTGATGCAACTGTACTAAGTGCTCAAAGTGCTTGGATTGACCCCGACCTAGATGGCTACGGAATACCACAACCTATATCTATATCCAAAATTGCTGAAAGTGGCTACTTTGAAATAGTAACGTTTGACGATATAGCTTATGTGGTTTGATATTAATTGGAACGTATTTGGGGTGCAAAATCTACCCAATAAGTGGCGTGATGTGGCCAGTATTCAGTTTGTAAAAATCATACTTCGTCCATTGAATGATCTTTATTACAAATGGTACAACTGGCGAATTGATAATATTTATGAAATCGAACATACGACCCAAATATGCTATTTAAGAGGTTCGCTCAATGATAAGTTTGACCCTGTTGAAAGGCGAATTTACATAGGTGACGGTTTGTCTTTTGACACGACCTACATCTTTACGGAAGCGGAGGAACAGGAGGTTTGGCTTGATACAGATGATGAGGAAGAAACAATT